TGAGTGGAAATGGTATTACGACAAATTCCCACAATTGAAACCCGAGGATAAAAAATCATTGCATGACGCCTATATTGGCGGATTCATGACCGCAAAAGAAGGGGCATATGACAAGGCCATTGACGTTGACTGCAACTCCATGTATCCGAGCATTCTACGGGATGAATGGTTACCATGGGGCGAACCAGAACCGTATGAAGGCAAATACGAAGAAGACAGCGACATGCCCTTGCATTGCGACGAAATCACGTTCCGCGCGGAACTCAAACCAAACGGATACTCCTTTTTATTGGACAATCGCAGTGTCTACGGACTTAATAGGCTCACTTCCACCCGTGGCTACATCACCCGCGTATTGACTGACATAGATCAACAGCTTTTATACGAGAATTATGACGTGAGCGTGTACAAGCATGTAAGGGGGTGGAAGTTTCGCCGCTCCAAAGGCTTTTTTCGCTCGTTCGTGGATGAATGGGGGGAATTGAAGCAGAAGGCGACGGGCGAGAAGCGACAAATGGCGAAACTGATCATGAACGCTCTCGTGGGGAAGATGGCGAGTCTGCCCAAAGGTTCCGTCATGCTCCCCACGTCTAAAGATGGCATCACCCTCGATTGGGATATTGCGCAACGTGAAGAATCGAATTTGAAAACCGACTTTTTACCCGTGCCTGTATGGGTCAACGCCTACGCAAGAAAAAAGCTTATGACCGTTTGCCATGCGAACGCTGATAGATTATTGTATGCCAATACGGATGGGTGCATCCTATCCGGTTGGGGACCCGTGCGATCATGCGAGATCCATTCGACCGAACTGGGTAAGTGGAAGATCGCCGCCCGATACGAAAAACTGACCATACTCGGTATGAACCGGTATCAAGGATGGAGAGCAGACGGGGAGGTTGACGTATGCATGGCTGGAAACATGTTCTCACAGCCCATCCCCTACGAAGAGTTCCGGCATGGCGTGCAAGTCATGGACAATTACGGAACAATAGTCATGCTATAATGCCTATTGTCTTCTGAGCGTCGATTTTCGACTGGGAATAACACGTGATCGGACTGCCACGGCTGAGAATGCCGCCGACCGTGAAAATCACTATCGTGGCGGTAGTGCCCTACGATCTTCAACTCGCGCTCACATAAGACAGTTTCGACCCCGCGTGATTGCGGGGTCATTTATTTTCTCCCGCCGCATGATATAATTTTAGCGGAAACACTACCGACGTAAGGAGTTTTGCATGGCAGACCCAAACAATGACGGCGAGGAAAACACTACCCCACCGCCAACCGAAGAAGAACAGCAGACCGAAACCGTGGATGATGAAGTCAAACCGAAGGAGCAGGAACCGGAACCGAAGCAGGAGCCGGACGTTTCCGCACGACTCGACTCCATCGAAAAAGAATTGGCCACCCTCAAGGCCATGATGGACACGCTCGGCTACAATGACCCCACCCCATCCGACAATGACAATGACGGCGACGGCGACGGCGATTCCATCGAAGATTTGTTCGACTAAACAAGAAAGGTATAAGTAATGTCCAATATTCGACCATTGGTTGATAAGGGTGACGTTGAGATCTTCAACGCAGTCCGAAACGCAACCAGCCCCCAGTTCCAGACCCGTATTCCGAGCGCAACTCAGGGCAATATTCGCAACGCGGTAGACACTATGCGCAATTTCCCGTACCTGCGCGACGAATTCACGGGTGTGCTGATTCAGCGTCTTATCAGCCTGTATATCCAGCATGCTGATTGGGATGACCCGTTGAAGCTGATCGGCTCACCGCGCACACTCAAGCGCTACGGCTCCACTTATGAGCAGGCCGCAGTTGGCCTTGTCAAGGCACGCACCCGCAACTTTAACAAGGAATACTTGGGCGATGACGTGTATGGCCGATACTCACTGCCAACCGCGTCGGTATTCCACCCGCTTACTTTTGACCATTATTATCCCGTCACTGTTCCGGAAGACGCGCTGTTGACCGCTTTTGACGGCGAGTCCGGCATGAGCGACTACATTTCCGAGATCATGAACGCGCCTATCCTCTCGGATAGGAACGATATGTATCTCATGAAAACCCAGTGTTTCGCGGAGTACGCACGCAAGGGTGGTTTCTACCGTGTCCACACCCCCGACGTTGGCAAGGCGGATTCCACGGAAGTGGACGCAAAGAGATTGCTGCGACTTATTCAGCAGGTGGCGAACGAACTTAAGGCCAGTCCAATGTCAGCCATGCCGCGATATAACGCCATGAGCTGGGTGACGACGTGGCGTGATTCGGAAGCCATTCTATTCGCTACCCCGCAGGTGATCGCCGCGCTGAACGTGGAAGCATTGGCCGCCGCGTTTAACATCGATAAGGTTAATGTGCCGTATCGTATTATCCCGATTCCGGAAGACATGTTCGGCATTGGTGGACAGGGCGGCAAGGTGCAGGCCGTACTGACCACCGAAGACTTCTTCTTCTGCTGGGACGAGATGTTGGAAACTACTGCTTCCCCCGTGAATCCGATCGACGGCACCCGCAATATCTTCTACAAGCATCGCGGTTCGGTTACCCCTAATCCGTTCGCCAATGCCGTGCTGTTCTGGACGGGCGAAGGTTCCAGCGAGTCCGTGACATTGCCGGATACGCTCGCCACCTCGAAGCCGGGACTTACCCTGCGCGTTATGAAGTACGGTCAGCCATCTATTACCCCTGAAAATGTGTCTCGTGGCGACTTGGTACAGGTGGTGTCCACTATCTCCAGTAGCAATAAGAATGAGGCAACCTTCCAGCCGATCGGCATTGAATACAAGGTCGAAGATGCAACCTCCCAGTTTACCTCCATCGATAACGACGGTATTCTGCGTTGCGGTTTGGACGAAACCGCCGAAACGCTTAAGGTTACCGCCCAGGCCACCTACATCAATCCGGCCACGCCTGAGGTCGATCAGACGGTTTCCGCCGCACTGTCCGTGCCAGTGGTGGGCGAATGGCTGGGAGGTTGGAAGACTGGACCCATTGAATCAATTGAGATTCAGGGTGAAAAGACGGTCAAGATCAACAACCATATCGCGCTCAAGGCTATTGCCACCAAGACTGACGGCAATAAGGCGGACGTGACCAATCTCGCCATGTGGTCGGTAAGCCAGCACGCAACCATCGCCCCAAATGGCGTACTGACTGGAACCGTCGCAGGTGCCGCCAACGTCACCGCAAAGCTTGCTGGGAAAACTGGCGTTGCACAGATTACCGTTTCGGACTGATATTAGTCAATAGCCGGTAAAATAGGTGTGGATAGACTTTTATCCACACCTATTATTTTAGGAGGACTTTATGAGCGCAAACGATCTGTCCATCAATTTCAGCTATGCAAAATGGACACCAAACACCAGATTCAAGCTCTGTAACGTGCCGTGGGACATGGGCTACAGGGATATAGTCAAATGGGACAGACAGGCCCAGCAAGAGTATTTCAACCGACTGCAAGGCATCGAGTTCACGAATTGCACCATGAGCAAGTATGGGTTGCCGGTACGGCTACCGGTTCCGTTCGCGCAAGCGTCACAATACAATTATTTGATTGCGACGAACGATTATGATTTCGACACTACCCGTAGTTGGTATTATTTCATCCAGACATGCGACTACGTAAACGCCAACACCACACAGTTGAATATTCAGTTGGATGTATGGCAGTCTTTTCAGCATGATATCCAGTTCGGTAACGCCTACGTGGAACGAGGGCATGTGGGGGTTGCGAACGAAAACGCTTGGAAGGACTGGGGTAAAACCTACCTCGATCTGCCCGAAGGACTCGACACCGGCAAATGCACCGTACTCACGAATGAATCATGGAAGCCGCTTATGGATGTAGACACTCACGATGGCGTGAAATACACGTCCTACGGGCTGATTATTGTGAGCACCACCGATCTGGAATCGGACACGGGTACGAAGAATAATCCAACGGTCAACACTGCCACCGGTAGCGCTTTTGAGGGTCAGTTGAATGGCATTAGCATGTATTATTTGGATACTCCCGCCGATATTGTCGCATTCTTTACCGAGGGGATGAATGCGCCATGGGTGACGCAAGGTATTTGCGGCATTTATGCGGTGCCCCATCTGCCGCGAGCGTTATTGGACGGTCAGCCGAAAAAGACGGAACTCTTCGGGCATTCGGTCGGTTTCATTGGCAATTGCTGGGAGCTACGCACACGAAACGACAATAGCAACGCCCGCTACACGGATATTATCAACTTGAAGAATTTCCGAGACACCTTTAATCTGCCCGAACGTTACCGGTACCTGAAAAAGTTTCTCACCGCCCCTTACGCCTATATCGAATGCTCGTGCCTTAACGGAACCGTGATCACGTATGAGCCTGAGCAGATCCCATCGGCTGATCTGATCATCCGTGAATCATGGAATTACGCGCCCCCCTCACTCCGCCTGAACTTTTATGCACGCGGCTATCATGCAGGAAGCCTAGGCGAACGCCAACCACTACCGGACGGTAAAGGATTGCCCATCGATACGGGTGAAATGCTCAACGCGAGTTTTGGCATAACCAATTTCCCAACCTTCATGGCCGTGAATAACGGTAGTGCCCTCGCGCTTGCGAACAGCGCCTACACGCGCCAATATGCTCAGCAAAGTGCGGACTGGGGATATCAGAAAACCCAAATGGGTATCAACAACGCTTACGCGCAAGCCCAGCTCGGTACCCAGTACGCAAGTGCGCAAAACCGGCTCGGCACGTCGAACCGGAACGCCATGAACGCGATCAGCAACCAGAGTGCGCAGATGGGCACCGATCTGACGTTGAAAAACCTTGGATTCAACAATCAAATGGCACAGCTCAACACTATCGGGTCGGGTGTGGCAAACGCGGTTGGTTCCGCCGTCACCGGTAATATAGGAGGTGTGGCCGGTGCTATAGCGGGCACCGCGATAGGCGCATGGACAAACCAGCAAACCTACAATAATAACGTCTCAACCGCCAACCAGCAATTGGCGAACACACAGACCACCAACAATGCCAGCACCTCGCAAGCCAATGCCTATAGTCTCGCGCAAACCAACTTGAGCAACCAGCAAACCATGCAGTTGGCCGATATGAACAAACAATTGGCACAGGCCACCGCGCAAGGCGATTACGAAAACACCATAGCAGGCATCAACGCCCAAGTGCAACAGACCCAGACCGTACCCCCTACCGTGTCGGGCGCGCTGGGCGGTGACGCCTTCAACTTGGCCAATGGCCTGATTGGTGTCATGGTGCGTTTCCGGCAGATTCCACCGGCAGCCATGCAAGCGATTGGAGAGGTGTGGTTAAGGTATGGCTATTATGTGCAGCGGTTTATGAGACTGCCGGATAATCTTATGGCCATGAGCAATTTCACATACTGGAAGCTGCATGAGCTGTATGTGCGTAGCTCGACGTGTCCAGAAGAGTACCGCCTGACCGTCAAGGGCATTTTTGAATCCGGCGTGACGGTATGGACCGACCCCAACAAGATTGGCGTAACAGATTATGCGGACAATGTGCCACTAGCCGGTATCGCATACTAAAGGGTATAATGGAGAGAGCATATTGAACTCTCTCCATTATTATTTTTTTAGGACGGTGACCATGGGTAAACGTAACAACGCACGCAAGGCCGCGCACTGGGACAATCAGAGCGTGCTCGGCAGCATGTGGGGCAATTTGAATCTGCCCGAAATGCGACAATCATTACGCGTTAATCAGTATATGAAATTGATTGAAATGCTGTCCGTAAGCCGGTTTAAATGGGTCAATCTGCCCCCATATATTGACGAAAGATATTTGGAATTGACTTTGTTTGAAAACGGTCTAGCTCTCTTTTTCCCAGACAAGCGAAAGGGCGTGAACCGGTTTATGGTCACGTCAGGCAATATCGGTGGGGTAAACAATTATAACAACCCGACATCATTTCAGCCCGTGGCTACCGGCTATTCACACCCGCAGATCGGAAGCAAGGAATGCGTACCCATTTGGGACAACCAATTACGGTGCACCATGATCGATGTCATGTGGAATTATGCTATGCGATTGGCTATCGCAGACCGCGCGTTGGACGTGAATTTGGACAATATCAGTGTACCGTTGATTATCGCCACGTCCGAAACCAACAAGCTCACCGCGCAAAATTTGATGAAGGCTCGTGAGGACGGCGATCCATACATTTACACCTACGATAGCGCGGACATTACAGGCATGTTCCAAACATTCCCCAACGTCACCCCTTTTCTTGCTGACAAGATCATCACCACGAAAACCCAGATATGGAACGAACTCGTAAACTACTTGGGTATCGACAACAGCACCACCGAGAAGAAGGAGCGGTTGCTTGAGTCGGAAGTGACGGCAGGAAACTCGCGTACAAACGTGTTCCGCCTGAGCTACCTGAAATCACGTCAACAGGCGTGCGATACGATCAACCGGTTGTGGCCGCAAATGGCCGACTCGGGATATCCTATCGGCATCGAATGGAACGACACCACGTCCGGTGGTCTATTGGATGTGGAAGGCGACAGGGAGGAAGAATAATGGTGCAAGACTTGAGCATGTATGCCATCAAAGACAGCATGGCCGACTACACTTTGACGCTCGGCAATCTGATAGACCGTGGCTTCGATACGGACGAAAAATTGCATTTATCCTCGCAATATTATCCGATTTTCGACGAAAACTATAGGGCGAAATTGAACGATAAAATCGTGGCACACTACGCACTGCGCGAAATCGGCAGTGAAACGCCGCAAATGTTCGTATTTTATTTGGGGCGTACCATGCGCGAGCAGATGGACTATTACAATCAGCTCTATTTGTCTGCGCAACGCAAGTTCGACCCGTTCATAACATCCGACATCCGACAGGAAATGGACTCAACCAGCACGAATGAATCTTCGGGAAAATCTTCGGGCACGCAGTCGAACGAATCCACGGCAACCAGTACGTCCGACACTACCTCCGACAATTCGTCCATGACGTTTAATAGCGAATTTCCGCAGACCCGTATAGAAGATTTCAAGCAGTTCGCCACCAGCGCGTCACAGACGGATTCATTGGGCAACACACATACGGCAACCCAGCAGGACAGTACGGCCACCGCAAACAGCACCAGCAACACGGATTACGCACACTCCTCGGACAGGGGAAACAGCACGTCGCACACGCTCGGCACCAGCGGTTCACAATCCCAACTGTTACTGGACTGGCGTAGTACCATGCTTAACATTGACATAATGGTAATCAACTCTTTGGAAGACCTGTTTATGGGCATGTGGGGCAGTGGGGATAATATGACCAACGTCCCACAATTGTATTCCACGTCTCTCGCCTATAATTTGGGCCATTAGAGTATACTTGACTTGAGACAGATTGGAGGATTTTATGGACGGATTTAATATGTGCGCCGCCCCCTTGGACATCGACCCAAGGCAACGCTATTTTACCACCGTGCAGCCATTCTCGTACCGTGACACGTTGACCGTATTGGGGTATGTGCAGGAGGTGGCCGAGCATTTAGACCAGCTCAGGGAACAGCTTAACAATCTCGCCGAGGACGAAACCGCCGACATTGACGCCATCAAACAGTCGGTAGCCGGTTTCGGCGAGCAGTTCGAGCGCATCAACAAAACCTTGGATGATTTGGAAAAGCAGGTCGGCCAGTACGAGGATTCGGATCTTACGTATAATCCGACGCGCGGCAAATATGAAGACTCTAAAAACACGAATCGAGACATGTACCGCGAGTTGGCCGTGTTCGGCGCACGGGTAGATCAGATGGCAACCATGACCGCAGCTCAGGCCGCGCAACATGATTGCATCACATGGGCCGTATTGGGCAATCGAGAGATTTTCGGCAATACGGATCCGCGAGTCACCCCACGAGAAAGAGCGAACAATAATGGACAATGACGCATACAAGAGGACACGACACCTCGCACTACCCCTTTATACGGATGATACGCCCATGGACCTGCGAGACGGATACAATGAGGCCATGAGGGCGCTAGACCAAAAAATCCACCAACTGGAAACCCTTATCCGAGAGACCAAAGGAGCCAACCAATGAGCACCATCTACGACAAAACAGACAACTACGCATTGAATCTCTATGGCGACAATGACCCCGCCGACCTGCGTGACGGCTATAACGGCTCCATGCGCACCATTGATGATACGCTCGAAAAACATTTGAATCGCATCGAGGGCGTGGAAGCGCGTGAAACCCATGACGAAGCGGTCATGAAGGCGCTGCTTGTGGATAACACGGTGGATAATGCCACCGCTGCGAAAACCAAATGGGATAAAGCGGCTACGGACGTGACCGCCGCAGCAATCAAGGCCGACAACAATAGCGCCATTCTCACCGCGCTCGGCGCGGACACCACCGCTCACGCCACCGCCAATAAGACGAAATGGGATAAAGCGGGGACGAACGCTATCGAAGCACTGGCAGACGCCGCCACCGCCACTGGAAAAGCCAATTCCAACACGGCGATTCTCACCGCGCTAGGCGCGGACACCACCGCTCACGCCACCGCCAACAAGACCAAGTGGGATAAAGCAAGTACGGATGCTGTCAGCGCTAACGACGCTATCGCTCGAATCCTCAAGTCGCTCTCACAGACCAACGGCCACTTGGTTACGTTCGGTGACTCGTACGGGACTAACGCGGATAAGACGCGCGAATGGCCGACCGTACTCAATATCCGACTGGGTGAAAATAGCGTACTGCACAATTATTGCATGGCTGGCGCGGGCTACACTGCGCCAAACACCACATTCCAGTCCGAACTTGACAATGCAAAAGCGGACACCAGCTACAATCATGCGGAAGTCGGATTAGTGGTGATCGCAGGAAGCCGCAACACCAACGATGGGTATTCGGGCGCGTTGCGTACCGCCGCGGTAAGCCTGTACAAGGGGGTGAAACGAGAGTTCCCGAACGCTCGAATCATCGTAGTACCCATGCTATGGGACTGGGCGCCAGTATCAAATTATTGGCGGTACAATTCCGCATCCTGTATTTCCGCCGCGCGAGAGGTCGGCATGGAAGCGGTGCCATGGGCCTGGACATGGAACTTGGGTAATAACACGTATTTCCCGACCGGTGATATTCATCCGAACGCGGACGGAACCAACGTAATCGTAGGCTACATGCTTGATTACATCAATCATAACTACACGGGACGTACGGAGTCGTTTTCGTGGAGGGACTCAACCAATACGCTCGCACTGTTCACCGTCAACGCTTCGGGTGGACTCATCACGTTCGGCTGGCATCTCGCCAGCAATGTCACCGCCGCTAATTTCACGAACATTAAAAACGTGTTGCCGAAATGGGCCGAACGCGACAAAGACAGCACCAATGAGCCGGACGCATGGGCGCTCATGGCATCCAATGGGGCTAATGACGCCACCTTGTTTAAGGTGTTGGGGTCTGAAGATCATGTCAGCGGCACGTTCGGCATCCAACCATACACCACAACCGGTGCCCACGGTTCCCCCAATGGTCTGATGGGGGGCGGTTTTACCGTAGCGTGGTAATAATCCTAATGCCTTAATGCGCCCATGGACTTGCGAGACGGATATAACGAAGCCATGAGAACGCTGGACAAAAAATCAATCAATTGGAAACCCTCATTCGAGAATCAAAAGGAATTAACCAATGAGCACTGTCTACGACAAAACAGACAACTACGCGCTCAACCTCTACGGGAACAATGACCCCGCCGACCTGCGTGACGGCTATAACGGCTCCATGCGCACCATTGACTCCACACTCGGAACGCACCTGAATCGCATCGAGGGCGTGGAAGCGCGTGAAACCCATGACGAAGCGGTCATGAAGGCGCTGCTTGTGGATAACACGGTGGATAACGCCACTACTGCGAAAACCAAATGGGATAAAGCAGGAGTGGACGCGACGAGTGCCATGCAATCACTGACGGCGCTCGGTGCTGAAACTGCGGAAAAAGCGGAAAAACTCGCGCATAACATCACCTCGAACTGCAACGTCGTACTGCACGGCATCCCCAATGACGCATCGGATTCGGTATCTGATCTTATCAATGCGTATATTAAAGATAATCCGTTTAACGGCATATACTTCCCCGCAGGAACCTACCATAGAGAGTTGAAGTGCATCCATCTAGCAACGGAATCACGTTCTTTACAAGAGGAGGTATCGAAACCGACATTCCGACCATAGCTGTACAGACAACGCCGACAATCAAAACCATAACGGCTCCATAAACACATAGATGGCCATATCCTCTATAATGAGGATATGGCTATTACTTTTACCCAATGGATTAATCAAACTCATGGCCGTTTTTGGGATATGGACGGCGCGTACGGGGCGCAATGCTGGGACTTATGGGCAAAATACAGTATGGACATGTACGGCATGTCCATTCAGGATTGCATTACCCCTACCGGCTACGCGGGAGGCTTGTATACGTCGTACCCGGTATCCGCACGGTGCGAGCAGGTGTACGAACGAATTCCCGCAAGCGGATATCAGCCGGTGGCCGGTGACGTGGCAATATGGGGGTACGGCACGCACACTCCATACACGCATGTTGCCATAGTCGCGGGGGATGCGGTAAAAGACGGCAGAATTTACGTGATTACGCAAAATCCTGACGCAAGCGCGCTCAAATGGTTTCCGATCGACGGACTGTTAGGCTACTTACATCCCCGTACCATGTCTAAGCCGGACGTGGATAATCCTACCGGCGACAACAATCAGGGGGACCCAGGCACGGAATGGGGCGGGGCATGGATCCATTGGCAGGGCGACAACCTCTACTTGCACGAAACCGACAATAGCGGGGCACGAACCCGTATCTTTTACAAGACCACCGCCAATAATTTTTTGGAAAAAAAAGCGACACAGTCGCAACCGTCCGACTCGCAAGGACAAGGGCACCCGTCAAGCTCGACGTCACCAGAAAACTCGTACGCCTTATACGTGATCGGCACAGTCGAAGCCAGTTTGCGCTGGGATGCAGTAGAAGCGGCCAACTTGCAGGGTATCGGCATTGCCCAATGGAGCTTCGGCAGACGGTTGCAAGTGTTGAATGCCATGAAAGCGGCAGACCCAACCGGCTACGCGGCATTCAAAACCGCCGCCCCGCAGATCGCCGCATTAATGGAGAGCGGAGGGGATTTTACAAGAAACCTCACCCAGGCGGAAGCGACGGCCTTCCGGACATGGGCGGCACGCAGTGAATCCCATGAAGGGCAGCGCAAACAGTTTGCCGAAGATTACGCCGGATACCCGCAGCAGTACGACAATGATAAAATGCAAATACTGTGGGTCACTGCATACCACCAGTCCCCCGCGAACGCGCTCAAGATACCGAAAGCGTCAAACCTCGCACAGCTCAAGGCCAATATTCTCGCCACCTACCCATTCCAGCCGTACACGAATCGCTACAATCAGGCGTACTCTCTACTCAGCGTGTGGGATGGAAAATCGAATCCGCCCGCATTCTAAACATGTGATATAATAGAACACGTCGGCATGTGATGACTTCCCTTGAGCCGACTCGTAACCAATAGGGGAGCGCAACGGTGGTCATGACGCTACGCTCCCCATTGTTTATAGTGGAGGTGAGCAGACATGGCATTACAGACATTGGCTGAAGATGATTACTATGATCTGCATAATCTGCTCACCCGAAACGCCCCATGGAATTTCATTATCGGCGCACGAGGACTCGGCAAAACGTTCGCCGCCAAACGATACGGCATCAAAGAATATTTGAAGCATGGCCATGAGTTCATCTACCTACGCAGAACGGACGTGGAACAACACCGTAAGGAAACCTTCTTCAAAGACATTCAAGAGTTCTTCCCCTCGTACGAATTTCGCGTGAATGGTGAAAAAGGACAAGTACATAAGGCGTCATGGGACGAAAAGGACTGGCGCACATGCTGTTATTTCGTCGCATTGTCACAGGCGGGCGGGCTGAAATCAGTGGCCTACCCTAAAGTGCACTTGATTATCTTCGACGAAATTTTCCCCGATAACCTACGTTTTTTAAGCAATGAGGTAAATTCATTCTCGGAATTTTACAACACGGTTGACCGTTGGCAGGATAGGACGAAAGTACTATTTTTATCTAACGCGGTGCAAAAAGCTAATCCTTATTTTGCGAAATACAGACTCGACATTGGTGCTCAGCAAGCCAACCAGCAACAATACAAGTTGTATTGCGGGGGTTTCGTTTGTCTCGAATTGGCTGACTATGGCGGATTCTCAGCCAAAGTCGCACAATCAAAGTTCGGCAGATTCCTTGAACAGTATGACGGCGATTATGCGGATTATGCGATCAGAAACAAGTTCCGAGATGAATCGGACACGTTGCTAGCTCCCATACCGAGTGACGGCGAACTCTCATATATTTTGGACACTACCGATTACGCTCGATTTGGTATATGGGTAAGTGTGTCCGAACGTGATGGACATGTTTCACAATATGTTTCACGACGTATCCCTAAAGACAATACTAGACCCGTCTACACGTTAGACCCCAATCATGTTGACGAAAAAACATGGTATGTCAAAAAATCAGATGACATTATAAGGCGACTCACCACCGGCTACCGACTGGGTAAAATCAGATTCGATGATTCACAAGTCAAAGCCGATTTTGGACTGATCATCGGAGAATTGCTAGGAAAATAAGGAAGAAACAATATGACAATGACAACAACCGACGTATGGTGCGTATTCGCAGTAGTCTTCTTCATTATTGTAGATTACGTCACAGGCATTGCAAAAGCCATACTCAACGACACACTGAGTTCACAGAAAATGCGACAAGGACTATGGCACAAGTTCGCCTACCTCATGCTTACTTTGGTAGCCTACTTCATTGACATGATCAATCTACACGTAGATCTCGGATTGCCGGTCAGCGTATTCATATGCACCGTAGGCGGCATTAGCTTAATCGAGCTTACTTCCATTCTCGAAAACATTACCGCCATCAACCCAGAGTTGGCAGACGCACCATTCATGAGCGTATTCGCAAATAACACTACACCCAAACACAAGAAGGAAAACTAACATGAATATCCAAGAATGGATGAATAGCGTTAACGGACAGGTTATAGACATGGACGGCGCGTACGGCGGACAATGCTGGGACCTTTGGAGCAGCTACGCACGAAACGTGTACGGCATTCCAGCCGCCGACACCAACACCGTAGACGGATACGCCGCAAGCGTCTACACCGCACGATATGACCGCTCCCGTGCTCTACAGGACACATTCAGCCGAGAGGGTGCCGACTATACGCCGGTTTACGGTGACGTGGCATTTTGGAACGGCGCAGGCATGAACCATGTCGCCATTGTCGTTCGAGACAACGGCAACGGTACTTTGGAAACCATGTCGCAAAACCCGAACAAGGCCGAATACGTGACAATCAGCAAGAACGGCATTATCGGTTACTTCCACCCACGCTCAGCAAGCAACAATAATAACGTAACCATTATTCCACGCACCTACAAAGTCAACGTTGACGTGCTCAACGTACGCTCGGCACCCTCAGTCAATGCAGAAGTAGTAGCCCAGTATCACTACGGACAGACAGTCAACCTATCCGAAGGCGGTGTGATCGCAGACGGATACATTTGGGCACACTACACAGGCGGCTCAGGCGCAACACGATACGTAGCACTCGCACCCGCCGACAAATCAATGTGGTATCTCGTATTTGCCTGATTAACGGCATAAGAAAGCCCCTAGGTATTTACCTAGGGGCTTTCTTATTCATCAGTCGCCATCATCAATCGAAACAGCATATGTACGGCACGAAAGAGTAGAATCATCCTCCAGCCCGTTATCGGAAACGAAACCTCTCCAAACACCGTCAATAATCACCTTATATCGATTGTATTCCTCGAACTCGATAACATATGCAGTAAGGTTTAGCATTTTATTTCCTTCCCTTGAAGCTGATAACTACACTATAACACAAACAAAACACGCAACACGCCCGAAAACAAAACAAAACAAAACATTAAAAGACAACTACCAACCGGTCGGTAAGT